TCAAGACATCATTGTTCTCAAAAACAACAAAGGAACAGAAGACAACAGAGTAAGAAAGTTAGATTACTCAATTCAGATTAGTAAGTTATTTTATGAAAGATTTATTAAAGGGTCAACTATTAGTTTATTCTCTCCTCATGATTGTCCTGGGTTGTATGACGCATTCGGTACTGAACGTTTTGACGAACTCTATACCAGATACGAAGGAGACTCTACCATCCCCAGAACAACCGTTGATGCCCAAGAACTTATACTTGACCTCTTAAAGGAGAGAGCAGAGACAGGTCGTATATACATTATGAACATTGACCATTGTAATAGTCATAGTTCATTCTTAGATAAGGTTAACATGAGTAACCTTTGTCAAGAAATTACTCTACCTACTACACCTATCAATCATATTGATGGTGAAGGTGAGATCGCATTGTGTATTCTATCTGCTATCAACGTAGGTAAACTACGTAACCTAGATGAGATGGAAGAATTCTGTGACCTGTCTGTACGTGCATTAGATGAACTGATTGACTATCAAGGTTATCCAGTTGAAGCAGCAAAGGTTTCAACATTAGCAAGACGTTCTCTTGGTATAGGATATATTGGTCTAGCACATTACTTGGCACGTCATAACGTTAAGTATGAAGACCCTGCTGCATGGTCTATAGTACATGAACTAACAGAATCATTCCAGTATTACCTACTCAAAGCATCTAATGATGTAGCAAAAGAGAAGGGAGCATGTGACTATTTTAACAGAACTAAATACTCAAAAGGTATACTGCCTATTGATACATACAAGAAGGAAGTAGACGAGTTAGTTCCAAATAATTTGAAGCATGATTGGGAATCTCTTAGAATATCTATCTTATCCAACGGTTTACGGCACTCAACATTGTCCGCACAAATGCCTTCGGAGAGCAGTTCCATTGTGTCAAACGCAACAAACGGAATTGAACCACCTAGAGATTACCTGTCCGTTAAAAAATCAAAGAAAGGGCCTCTTAAACAAATTGTTCCCTCCTATGGTAGTTTGAAGAATGCTTATACGCTCCTTTGGAATATGCCTGGGAACACTGGTTATATTAATATTGTTAGTGTTATGCAGAAGTTCTTTGATCAAGCGATTTCTGGAAACTGGTCCTATAATCCAGAGCATTACCAAGATTCTGAAGTACCTGTATCGGTAATGGCACAGGATCTTCTCACCTCTTATAAGTATGGGTGGAAGACTTCTTACTATCAGAATACATATGATGCTAAGAAAGATATAGATGAACCTGCTCATCCTATTGGTTGGAAGGATGACATTGCAGTTGACAACCTTATTGATGAAATCATGAACACTGAGGAGGAAATTTGTGACAGTTGTGCAGTCTGATCCCGATGGTATGACCGTGTTCAACACGAACAAGGTCAATACTAAAAAGCAACCTATGTTCTTTGGTGCTCCTTTAGGGGTACAAAGATATGATACATATAAGTATCCGACCTTTGATAGACTGACTCAACAACAGTTGGGTTATTTCTGGAGACCAGAAGAAGTATCACTTCAGAAAGATCGTTCTGATTATGCACAACTATCTGATCAACAGAAGCATATCTTTACTTCTAATTTGAAGTATCAGATCATGTTAGATAGTGTTCAAGGTCGTGCTCCTGGTATGGCATTCCTTCCTTACTGTTCTCTCCCAGAGTTAGAATCATGTATGGAAGTATGGTCATTCATGGAGATGATTCATAGTAGATCCTATACATACATCATCAAGAACGTATACTCAGATCCTTCAGAAGTATTTGATCAGATCTTAGATGATGATAAGATCTTATCTAGAGCATCATCTGTTACTAAATCTTATGATGAGTTTATAAACTATGCTCAATCATGGGGTCAAGGTAATCTATGGAAGCAAGACTCTAAAGGATCTCCATCAGCACAATGGACTATTAAGGATCTAAAACGTTCTTTATATCGTGCAGTTGCCAATGTTAACATCCTTGAAGGTATTCGTTTTTATGTCTCTTTTGCTTGCAGTTTCGCTTTCGGTGAGCTCAAACTTATGGAAGGGTCTGCAAAAATCCTTTCCCTCATTTCCAGAGATGAGTCACAGCACTTGGTTCTTACACAACAGATTTTAAAGAACTGGAATCAGGGTGATGATCCTGATATGTTAGAGGTTATTGAGGAAGAGAAAGGAACTGTTATTCAAATGTTTAAGGATGCAGTAGAGGAAGAGAAGGCATGGGCAGATTATCTATTCAAAGATGGTAGTATGATAGGATTAAATGAGAGACTACTAGGTCAGTATGTTGAGTGGATTGCTAACAGAAGAATGAAAGCAATTGGTTTTGAACCCATCTATGATATACCTCTTCGCAATAATCCATTACCTTGGACAGAACATTGGTTAAATAGTAAAGGACAACAGAACGCACCACAAGAAACAGAGATTGAATCTTATGTTGTAGGTGGTATTAAACAAGACGTTAAGAAAGACACCTTCGCAGATTTCTCACTATGATTTTTCTATCAAACCCTTCAGTATATACTTTACCTGGAACATGGGAGAAGCAACCATTAGTTGATGCAGGTCTTGCTATTCCAATCTTTATTGGTATAGTTCTTCTTGGTTTAACTATAGGTGGTATCTATATGACCTTTGGTAAAGGTGGTAAAGATCTCAAAGATGAGATTGTTGAGCATTCTAAAATGCATGAACTAGGAATAGCACATAAGCACGATTAAAATGGACATTCGTGATGGTCTTATTACTATCAAAAATTTTGTTAGTAAAGAAGAAGGTGAGAAATTATCAAAGTATATACTTGAATACGAAAGCACTATTAAGTCATTAGGTCCTGATATATACGGTGGTACTTCTAATGACTCTCTAACAGGAAGATTTAATGTGTTTAACTATCTGGAACATGAACCAGGTGAAATATTAAATCCAAAACTGAAAGATATGTTTGGAGAATGTTTAGTTCAGTGTTGGGCAAACACATTTAGAAAGGGTGAGGGTATAGAACCTCATAAGCACAGTAATAAATTCAGATCAGGAATGGTATGTGCAAATTTATTTCTATCAGGAGTCAATAATGGTACTTGGTATGAAGCAGAAGGAGATATAATTAATGAGATTGGAACTCTAGTTGTATTTCCTAATGATTATGTGCATGGTGTAAAACCAAATACTTCAGATGCAATTAGAATTAGTATGGCATTTGATATTTACACCCTACCTAAAGCAAACACTTATCATGTAAAGTAATGGAATTTATTGTAGAATATGCTGTAGAAGATGAAGTCTGTGATGGACTTATGACTCTATATGATGAAGTAGCTGCTACAGGTAAAGCATGTAAACAGGGTACTGTGGGATCTCATCAAAAGGTAGATGAGGATTACAAGAAGTGTACCGATTTATTCTTTAATGATATTCCCAAAGCAGGGATTGAATATCATCCTAGATTTAAAGATATGGAATACTTAAATCATCTCAAGGAGTGTTCGGAACATTATAGTAAGAAGTATTTGTTTGGTAGAGAGATAGTATTTCATAGTCATCCCAAGTTTCAATACTATAAACCTGGTGAGGCATTCTATGGTGCACACTTTGATGCTTCAGGTCCTGAACAATTGAGAGTAGTTGCTTGGATCACTTATCTAAATACTGTTACTGATGGAGGTGGTACACATTTTGTCTACCAAAATCATACTGTTGAAGCTAGAAAAGGCAAGACAGTTTTATTCCCACCAGGTTATACTCACTTACATCATGGTGTAGTATCACCAACCCAAGAAAAATATATCGTAACTGGATGGTTCGCATGGAACATGAAATGATTGGCTCAAGCCAAGACAAACCCTTAACAGAAGAATACCAAAGACAGGCAGAACAACAGTATGAAGCACTCTTATCCGAGTATGATACCTCTCCCGTTGAGTCTGCTGGACTCATGTATCTCTGGGAGCAAGGAAAAAAGCGTAAAAATGTTACGAAAGATACACAAAATCTTGATAAATAGATGTGGGTATGCTAACATACCTTTGTCGTTCAACCTCAATGGAGGTCGCAAGTAAGCCGACTCGGAACGGAGCGTTCATCCCATGATACCACTTCTACTAGCAACTGCTGTGGTCTGTGCCGATATATCAGAAATGGTAGATCGTGTCAATGCAAAACATGACCTTACCCTTCAAGAGAAGGAAGAGATCATTGCTGTATATCAGATTCATTTAGTAGAGGCAACAGGACTGGTATGCGACTGGGACGCAAAAGCCGACTGAAGGAACGGGGCTAAAAATCCCAATTACTTTAGGAGTAAACCAATGGCACAAGTCACATATCGTGGTGTTAAATACAACACCAATGACAAGAATTCAAAAGCTTGTCAAGAGAAAGTACATACACTAACTTATCGTGGTACTTCACATGATGAAAAGATAGCAGTATGTGCTTAGACTAACATACTTGTTTCAAAACAGACCCTTTACAGGGTCTGTTTTTTTGTGCTATACTAAATATTGAAAGTACAAAAGAGGAGTCATGAAACTTTTTCTGGACTGTTCTGAAGTCCCACAAATCACTGAGATATACAACACAGGATTAATTGATGGTGTCACTACCAATCCTACATTGATGAAAAAGTCAGGTAGAAATCCAGTTGATGTGTATAAAGAATTATCCGAATTGTTTCCATGGAATTCTTCTATCTCTGCTGAAGTTGTAGGTGATACTTCCGAAGAGATGTTAAAGATGGCAGAAGAATACTTGGATGTAGGTCCTAATATTACTATTAAAGTACCTTGTACACCACAAGGTCTTCTAGCATGTAAGGAATTATCTAAAGAAGAAATTCCTGTAAACGTTACGTTGATCTTTACTACTGCTCAAGCAATTCTTGCAGCAAAAGCAGGTGCAACATTTGTTAGCCCTTTTGTTGGCAGAGTGAACGATCAGCATTATGATGGTATTAAATTAGTGGAGGAAATAGCAGATGTCTTTGCTACTCACAAATCTGAGACACAAGTCTTGGCAGCATCCATACGTGAACCTTACCAAGTCACCTCTTGTTTCCGAGTGGGTGCTGATATATGCACTATCCCTTTAAAGGTATTCCATGGAATGTATAAGCACATTCTTACTGATAAAGGTTTAGAATTATTTGATGCAGACTGGAAACAGGTTCAGGAAAATCTGAAGTGAACGGACGCATTGATAAGGTGCATATGACATCCCGCTTAATGAAAATTAAGAAAGGGATCGCTGAAAAGCATTGGTATCCCGAATGGGATGACAAAGAACGATGGGCTGCTCAACAAGCACTTAATAATGCCCTAGATATATTAGATGAATACTGGGAGTAAACTATGTTACACATGAGAGAACAACTACTAAGAGCAGTGCTCGCACATGCTACTGGTGAAATTGAAAAGCATAAGGCAAACGTTAATGTTTACCTAGAACATCCAGCAGGTATTGGAGAGCACTCTGATATCACTGAAGCAATTCAATGTGAGTTGGATAAGATTGCACGTTATCATGATCAAATAGAAGTGATCAACAAGTATTTCCGTAGCCCTTCTACTACCAGTGGATCTTAAAGTTTGTAAGGTATGTGAATCTAGATGGTTGGATGGACAACTCTACTGGGCAACTGGTAAGGTAGGTTGTCCACATGACCTAGCAGGTTTATTATGTAATGATGTAGACAGTAATGAATGCATCAATCCTTGTAAAGGATCTACTAGTGGTCAAACATGGGAGATACGGAGACAGTTTGATCTAAATAATTTAAGCGATTTTTGGGACAAATGAAACTAGGAAAAAAACTAACTCAATTGAAAGATTGGGATAAAGCAATGGCAAAGAAACTACAGGACAAGTTTAACTTGACTGATTATCAGATGCTATGTCTTGCATTTGCTAAAGGATTTATTATAGGAGCAATTCTATTGTGAAACAACAGAAGATCACTTATCGTATCCGTCAGGATGGTGTAGTGTATGAAACAACTGAAGGTACTGAAGGTAATGAGTGTGAAAGGTTGACTCAAGATATTGAAAATGCCTTGGGTACTCTGTCTAATCGTATACATAAACCAGAGTATTATAAATCACAACAAACTGTAACAGATGTCACACTTCAGCACGATCAAGACCAAACTTAAAGATAGAAAAGCATTACTTCAAGCATTAATGCTCATTGGATATCCTGTTTTTGTTGATGAAACATTAGAGAACCCTGCTGACCATGAGCATAAGCAATGGAAGGTTGATATTGCTGTAGGAAAAGACTTTGGATTCCGTTTAAATAAGGAAGGAGTCTATGAATTGGTTGCTGACATTGAAACATGGAGTGAACCTATACCTATTGAAAGATTCATAGATAAGATATCACAACAGTATGCTTACGAAGTTATCTCTAGGGAAACTAAAAAGGCAGGTTGGGAAGAGGAATCACTTGAACTAAATGATAAGCAAGAATTAGAGCTTGTCGTTTCACGTTGGGTGTGATATAATATTAGATACTTCAGATGTTATTATGAGCAAACTGACAAAAAAGGAACGCCATCAAGTTAAATCTAGGTGGTATTATCTCTTTTGGGGAGCAGCAACTGTATCTGTATTTGCAGGTCAGATGTATGTTGGTTCTGGATATCGCCAGATGTCTAGAGCATTTAATAGATTACTAGATGAAACAATAGAAATCTTAACCCCAGATTATTACTTAGTACCAACAAAACCAAACGGACCGAAACGTACACCAGATACATACTATGAGCATGATGGTAATGAGATCATACTGCTTGATGGTGTGTATTAAAAAACCACCCCAGATGAGGTGGTTTTGAATTATTAACTTGTGTTCATTGTTCTATTGAAGTAAGATTTCCTTACAAATACGCTTGCATGAACTCTGGTCGTCTGCACATTCAATCAAGCATTCGTAGTAATCGTCAAGTTTTTGATCTTCTGTGAGATCCATATGATTCCACTCCGCTAGATTATTCTGTGAGACTATGTTATGCATAGAGTTAACCTCCTAACCGTGGACAATCATAATAAAGAATTTTGGGAACATCTTGTTTCCTCCAACTTCTACCATTATTTAGACAACTAGTGTCAGTATTCCCTGATACATTTAACAAAAATTTATGCCTAATTGACTATGACAGTTAAAGATTTTTCTAAACAAATCAAGGCAGGGACTAAGAAGTCTCACACTGCTGCTGAGAACACATCATTCGTTGCATCTTTCTTACGTGGGGTCGTTAGTAAGGAAAACTATAGACAGTTAACTGCTAATTTCTACTTTGTTTATCATGCTATGGAGACAGAGTTAGAAAGACTTAAAGATGATCCTACTGTCGGTCCTATCAGATTGAATGGATTAGCAAGACATGATTCATTAGTAAAAGATTGTGAGTATTTCTATGGTAAGGATTGGAGAGATCAGATTTACCCTACTGAGGCAACACAACAATACGTTAATAGAATTAAAGAAGTAGCACATGAAAATCCTAAACTATTAATTGGACATCATTACACACGATACATGGGTGACCTATCAGGTGGACAGATCCTTAAGAACATTGCTAAGAATGCTTTAGGTCTTGAAGATGGTGGTCTAGACTTCTATGATTTTCCTGAGATAACTGACAAGAAACTATTCAAAGATTCTTATCGTAGTGTACTTGATAATTTCATACCAGTTGACCAATCAGATGTTAATGCTATAATAGTTGAAGCGAACTATGCTTTCAGATTAAACATGTATATGTTTGAAGAGATGGAAGGAGATGCCACACAAAGTTTCTTAAAAATGGTAGGTGGTTTAATTAAATCTCGTGTCGCTTACTTCTTTAAAGTTGCGGGGTTTGGATTTTAATGCACGGTAATTTAGAACCAGAGAATAAAGTCTTTCTGGATAATACACCAGAAGATGCAAAGGTTCTTGTTGAACAAGATCCTATTAAAGCACATGTAGATGCTTTATCATCATTGATTGAAAGACAGGGTGGACAAGTTAATCACTTGACATGTTCTAACTCTGCTGGCAGACAATCTAAGAAAATTGTTATTGAGTATGACGTATGCAACAAGCACGATTAAAAGAGATCATTAAGACACTTAAAGAAGTCTTAGTGGAACTAGAATCCGAGGTCTATTCTGATCCTTCTAAATATTTGGAAGGACCTAATAGAATGATCGGTGATGACAACGACGGAGAGTATTAATGAAACTAGGAAACTGGACACCCCCACAAAGACCCAAGTGGGTGAAGGAGATTATGAAAATCCCTGGTACTACAAAGGTACAGCTTTCACTTCTAATGATATTGGCGACTTCTTCGGTTACGTCTACTGTATTACAAATCTCCAATCAGGGAAGAAGTACATTGGAAGGAAGTATTTCACCAGCCGTAGAAAGCCTCCAGGTGGGAAACGAAAAGTTACAAGTGAGAGTGACTGGAAAAAGTACTACGGAAGTTCTAAAGAACTTAAGTCCGATGTTAAAGCATTGGGGAAGTCAGCATTTAAACGAGAAATAATCAGCCTACATAGTACACTGGGTCAAGTCAATTATGAAGAGACCCGACAGTTGTTCATCAACAATGTATTAACTGAGGCAACAGATGATGGATCACCCGCATTCTACAATTCAAACATCCTTGGAAGGTACATGCGAAAAGATTACTTCAAGGGTTGACAGTAAGTATAGTGAATGCTATACTGTAGACACTTATGGTCTTCCAGACATGTGTCCTGATGATTACCCACTGAACATGGTTCAGTCTATGCTTGATGTATTTGTAGATGAACTACATGAGTCGGTATCTCGTGGTGAAGACTGTGAACAGATCGTAAAACGTATCCAAGAACTTAATTCCTATGACATGCAAAGTATACAGTAAGGCAGAAACTGCTGCTAGAGATGCGGTTATTCAAGCACTCTATGATAATGTTGATAAAGAAACTCTTGATCAGTTGTGGGGTCACTACCTAGGACTTCGTACTATTCATGAAGAACATACACATTCTGATACAGTAACAGTACCAGAAGGAACTGATGTATATGATAACCTCATACAGTTCCCAACACAAACTAATATTGATCTTGATCTAGGTGCAGCAGACACAATTACATTCACTCCAGATGAACATCTCAATGATGTCATAACATTTAGTGATGATATTGACCCTGACAAAGGGGCATAAATATAACGTCTTTGCCAATAGACCATAAACTAGATGGTTGTAGCGAGAATGCAACAATAAGATCGCAGAACAATCTTGGGGAGCATTGCTCCCCTTTTTATTATGACAGAGAATTTTATTAGATCATACGATAACGTATTACCAAATGAATTAGTAGAGAATCTAATTCAAATGGGAAAGCAATCTGTTACTTGGAATAGTCGTTCGGATAAGTACAGACAAGACATGCAGATAGCATTGGATCCTTTTTGGCCACAGATTGCCATGGATGTTAATAACTATCTGCTTAATAGTATGTTCACTCATTACCTAGATGACTTTCCATATCTACAGGGTCAAGGTACTGATTGGTGGAGTGGATCTGTAATATTACAAAAGACAGAACCGATGCAAGGGTATCATAGTTTTCATTGTGAAGACATTGCATGGGGAAACAGACAAAGAGTTCTTGCATGGATGGTATATCTTAATGACGTTGAAGAAGGTGGAGATACAGAATGGTTATATCAACAGAAGAAAGTTCAACCAAAAGCAAACATGGGATTGTTGTGGCCTGGTTCTTTCACTCATCTACACAGAGGTAACCCTCCTATTAGTGGAACCAAGTATGTATTGACAGGATGGTACGCAAGTATGGTTAATATGAATAGATTTAATGTTGAACATAAGAACTCCTAATGTGAAATCTTAAGATTTAGTCAGAAATACCTAATAAGGGGGTTTACAAAACTTAATCTTTGCTATATAATATTGTTACGTTTCTTTACAAAAGAATGACTACTTCATCTTCCAGTATGAAACGTTATACTACTACTGAGGAAGGTGGCAGACAGAATATGTTTGCTCACGAGCCTGAGATAGAAGTATTAGATCAAGACTACTGGACAAACGCTGAGTTAATCAATGGTCGCCTTGCGATGGTTGGTTTAGTAATCGGCATCTTTAATTACACTGTCTTCGGATGGGTAATACCAGGCTTTGTTTAAACTAACAGGTCTTTACACCGCCTCAACTATAGTGGAGGCTACTTTTAACCCTCAATCTAAAAAGGAGAAAATCAATGACACCAGAAGCAGAAAAGTTTAACGGTTGGGCAGCAATGATAGGATTCGTTGCAGCTCTAGGTGCATACGTCACCACAGGTCAAATCATTCCAGGTATATTCTAATGACAAATTCTACAGCAACCTTTGACGATAAAGCACAGAAGCTTTGGGCAGAGAAATGGAATGGTAGACTAGCAATGCTTGGTCTTATCGCAGCAGCAACATCCGATCTGTTAACAGGTCATATGTTCTTTGGCATGTTCTAAAAACTTAACATAACTAAATACTTATTCATAATAAGTTACAATACACACAATACGATGGAGACTCTAACAGATACAGCTAATACAATATCACCCTTCATGGCAATCCTATGGTGCTTCTATCCTATAGGTGCACTTGTCTTTATTGAATTGCTACTTCGTGCAATCAATGATGATGACGATGACCAAGATGGTGGTAAAGGCATTCGTGTCAGTCAAGCTGTACCTGTTGCAGTTCCTTCAGGAGCTTAACAATTATGTACCAATTAATGTTTCTAGCAACCGTTATGGTGGTTGCCTTTACAAATGTCGGTCAATTCGCTTTTCAGTAGTCCTTACTACGCACTATTTGAATTCGGTTTCTTCTGTTGTGTAGGATTCACAGCAGGTTCAATAGGATTAATTTAATGGAAGAAATAAGAGAACAAGCAGTTAAAATACTATACAAACAATTCGGTCAGCATGATAGCATCTATACATGTGCTGATGAATGGGCTAAAAAATTTCAAACTACGTCAGGAATCGTAAGTTATTACAAAACGTACTTCGCAAACAGCATCTAAATAGATGTGATTTTGGATACAATACATGGCATACACTGTTACATTAGTTGATGCGAATGGAACTTCTACCTCTTTTGAATGTGATGAGGATGAACTCATTCTAGATAAGGCAGAGGAGGAAGGTGTTGATGCACCATATTCTTGTCGTTCGGGAGCATGTTCAACTTGTGCAGGTAAAATTATAGAAGGCACAGTTGATCAAGAAGACCAGATGTTCCTAGATGAAGAGCAGATAGAACAAGGATTTGTATTAACATGTGTTGCAAAACCTACCTCAGACGTAACCATTGAGTTAGGTCAAGAGGAAAATCTTTAATAAATACAATTGAATTCATTCATTCATTATGGCTAGAGATCCTAATAACGAAGCCCGTTGGTGGGCAACACGTAAAGTTGATGGAGAGATTGAGTACTTAGTTAGTACTACTACTTGGTCAGAAGACTATCGCTTTGCAAAAGTATTTGACGCACAAGCAGGTGCTCGTGCATTTTTGAAGGAGCACGGACTAAAAGGAACAGTTCGTAAAGTAAAATGAATTCTTCAACACCCCTACTTGATTTCCTGTTATTGGGTATCCTAACAGGATGCATTGTCATAGCTGTACAAGATAGAAAATTTTAAATGACATACCCTGCACCAGACAAGATTGCTTATGATGAATGGTTTGATGACAGAATAAACCCACTAGATTTAATGCCAATAGCAAGAGATGAACCATTAGATCTTGCACCAAGTTCAGTGGAACCGCAAGATGAAGATGTAAGCATGCATGAAAAGATGTATCGGTACGCAACCTCAAGATACAATCCATTTCATGTAGGTGCTTCCGAGAATTGCCATGCTGATATAGAGTATGGTGGTTCAGAAATCCCCCAGAAAAAGACTTGACAAAACTGTAAAGTTTTGTTAATATACATAATACAGGTGAGGAAATCCTCATCTTTTTAATACTCCTGACCAGGACTAAACGGAGATATCAGTCCTAATCATACCACTACAAAAACGTTCTATTAATTCAGATGACAACTATCTCAAAGAGAGAGCAAGGTCTACTGTCAGGATGGAGTGAGTT